TTAGGAATCAGTTTTGGATAAAGGTTGATTTAGAATAGTGAGCATTTTTTCTCCATGCACTTTTATCTCGTCTTCCCCCCATTTATCATGACTCATCATTATTACTTGTTTTAGACTATCACAATTATTCCATGGTTTAATAATATCGCGCTTTGCTACAGGAGTTAAATTATTTAAACGAGAATTTTTACTTTGAGATAATAAATACAAATTTCCGAACATATCAACATCTTCAATTCTCTGACCATCTATAGGATGCTGTGGATAATGATGCTCTACCGAACTTCTAAAGGTAAATCTAAACTTTTTCCAAATAGCATTTTTAGTATTCTCAGTTAACCACCCATCATTTTTTAGAAAATCTTTTACTTTTTCACCAGGCAGTTTCCATAATTGATAGTCTAGTCGATTAAATACAAAGTTAGGAACATTTACCCCTCTATCCCAACATTCTTTATCATTCGAATTTTCTTTACTTCCTGAGTTCAATTCAAATTCCACTTCCACTTTATCTAATATAATCTCTGTAATATCTTTTCCTTGACAGTTATTACCAAAATAGAATTTATCACAAAGCTCTTCTAGAAAATGAATATAGTTATCAGGAGTTATATTATCCTTATTATTAAATAACCAACGTAATACCGCATACAACCAGTTTTTGTAAATACGAGATGGGTTAGAAACATGGAACATTGAAAGCAACATAACCACTGTTTTAGTTTTAGTATCATCAGAATCATCTAACTCTTCATTATTTTTACTTTCAGTGTAACCAATCACTTAAAATGAGAAACAAAGAAACAAATAGGGATTTGGCGGAATTTTTCGGGAATAAGTGGGATGGATTTAGATAAAACGGGGCTTGACGGTGTGTCAGCCCCTTTTTTATTGAAAGAAAAATAGAAATAATGAAATGGGAAAAATTTTCTAAAACTTGCCGATTTAACCGCTAAAAGTGAGAAACATTAAACGCGGTTTAAATGGCTTTAAATTTAGGTTTAAATCTTTAAATTAAGTCGTGGCCGATAAACACCACCTGCCCCATCACTTCAAAATTTGCGTTGTCTTCAAACATCAATTCAATCGGGGCGTAAATTTCCTTATTGTCACTAATCAAGCGAATGCCGCCAGGAATCCCCTGTACGCGTTTAACCCAAAGCTGATCACCTGAACGAATAACATAAATCTGTCCATCACGCGGCAGGGTCATAGCGCGGTTGATTAGCAACATATCACCATGGTGTATTGTCGGGGTCATGCTATCGCCCGAGGTTAGAATAAATGCTAGTTTATTCTTATGTAGCCCTCTTTGTTGCAACCAGCGTGCGCTTAGCCCTACAAAATCATCAGGTTCATACACGTCATCATTAAACGCCCCAAAGCCTGCAGATGCAAAGGTGTTATAAAACGGCACATTAACAAGCTCATTCGTTTGTTTTGGTGTATTACCACCATAAGGCGCAGCTGATTCAGCAATATAATGATCTTGAGGTACATATTCAGGATAAAACCCTAGTGCTTTCTGAACTTCCGGTGGTAACGATGATACATGATATTCAAGCGCACCGCCCTGTACTCCGTCCTTCTCCCTCTTTTTCCAGTTTTGAGTTCTCGCTCTCTTGTTTATCCCTTGAGGGGAATTTGGTAACCCTTCCAAGTCTTTTAATTCATTTGCTGAAAACCATTCTTTAGAGTTTCCCATAAAGTCACCTTTCAGAAACCTTAGTTTCCAAATATTAAACACATCTAATTAATTGATTATTAAGCACTTTAAAAGAACTTATAAAATAATCACATTATTTTTCAGAAACCACTTGAGTTTCTTAAAACTTGGGCGTATAGTTTCCATAGTTTCTAAAGAATAACACCTAAGACTTAATCCAGTGAATAAGGATAGCACATTATGAAAAAGAGTAAAAAGGATATGCACCGAGCCTTCATCGTTGCAATGATAAAAGAGAAAGGAAAAACCCTATCTCAACTATCTATAGAAGCAGGTTTGCACCCTAGAACTTTAGGCAATGTATTAGATCGCAAATACCCAAAAGGCGAAAAAATTATTGCTGATTTTGTTGGAATGAAACCAGAAGAAATATGGCCGACTCGCTACGAGTAGGAGGATATATGGAAATGTGGTTTTCTGCTCAACAACTCACTGATTTAGAAACTATGCCTAGTTCTCCTCAGGGAATTAACAAAAGGGCAAGAGTGGAAAATTGGGAGAAGCGTCAAGTGCAAGGTATTCGTGGTGTAGGCTACGAATACGCCTTTACCTCTCTCCCACAAGAAACCCAAGCAGAGCTTTTATTAAAACAAAGTGCGGTGGAAATTCCTGACGTTTCAGAAACTACTAAAGAATTGAATTACCTTCCCGAAGTGATTTGGAAACCCTTTGATAAAGCGACGGAAAAACAAAAGGAAGATGCCAAAGCAAAACTTATTCCATTGCACAAGTTAGATGATTTAGTGCGCCACAACGTGGCATTGATGATGGCGTTAGACATGGTTGCGCTTGAATTTGAGGTGGCGAAAGGCTCCCTTAAACGCTGGTATTACAAAGTGCGGTCGTTTGAACGCTCTGATTGGTTGCCGTTGTTGTTAGATAAACATAACAACAAAAAAGCCGGCAAAGAAGCAGAGTTCACGCCTGATGCGTGGGAAGCCTTCAAGGCAGACTATTTCCGTAACGAACGCCCACAATTCGGCAGTTGCTACGAACGCTTAAAACGTGCCGCCCGTGAAAACAGCTGGTCAATTCCATCAGCGAGCAGCATTAAGCGCAAAATCGCGCGAGAAGTGCCGAAATTAGTGCAAGTGCAATTACGCGAAGGTGATCATGCAGTCATGCAATATTACCCATCAATGCGCCGCACAGTGGCCGAAATTGAAGCCCTTGAGTGGATTAACGGCGACGGTTATCAACACAACGTATTTGTCCGTTGGCATAACGGCGAAATTGTCCGTCCGAAAACATGGATTTGGCAAGATATTCGCACTCGCAAAATCTTAGCTTACCGCGTGGATTTGAGCGAAAACAGCGACACCATTCGCTTGAGCTTAATGGATTTGATTTGGAAATACGGCATCCCGAAAAAATGCACCATTGATAACACCCGCGCGGCGGCAAACAAATGGATGACCGGAGGCGTGAAGAACCGCTACCGCTTCAAAGTAAAAGAAGACGATGTGACAGGGATTATTCCGCTGCTTGGCATTGAACTGTTATGGACTTCTGTGCAGTTCGGCAAAGGCCACGGACAAGCAAAACCAATAGAACGTGCGTTTTCACACGGTGGTTTAGGCGAGTTAGTTGATAAACACCCAAGCCTAGCAGGCTTTTATGCTGGCGAGAATGTTTACAACAAGCCTGACAACTATAACGGCGGGAAAGACGGTGTGCCGTATGAAACCTTCATCATGGCGTTAGAAGACGGCATCCGCACGTTTAACGAACGCGAAGGCAGACAAACGGAGATTTGCCAAGGCATTTACAGCTTCAGCCAAGTGTTCGAGCGTGATTATGCCAAGGCGCAAATTCGCAAAGCCAGTAGCGAACAAATGCGGTTCTTAATGCTAATGAGCGAAGCGGTAAGCATTAACAAAGAAGGTAAATTCAGCTTAAAAGTAGGTGGCAAAGTCAACGGTGGCTTTAATGAATACACAGCCTTTGATTTGATTGCCAGTCAACACCGCAAAGTGGTGGTGAAATTTGACCCGGCAGACTTACACAACAAAGTGTGGGTGTACAGCTTAGAAGGTGTGTTCTTAGCCGAAGCCGAATGCACTAGTGCAAAAGCCTTCGGCGACAAAGCCGCAGGACGCGAACACGACAAAGCACGCAAGCAATTCGTGAAAGCGGTGAAAGCCCAAGCTAAAGCGCAAATCAGCATGAATGCGCAAGAAGCGGCACGTTATCAGCCTCAATTCGAGGAAGAAGCACCGCCGGAGCCGAAAATCATCGAGCTATTCCGACAAGAAGGTAACGCAGTGCGTAAACACGAAGCGGTATTAGATGACGATGAAGATACCAACGATTTTGAACAAGGCTGGCGCAAAGGATTAGCCATGATTAAAGAAGAAAAAGGGCTTTAAGCCGCATTTATTTAAGGAGCGTTAAACATGACTTTAATTGAACAAATCAAACAACTTTTAGACAACCAAGTCCACACGCAGCGCGAAATTGCCGCGCAAGCTGGGATTTCAGCCGGGGCTTTAAGTGCATATTTAAAAGGCACTTACACCGGGAACGTTGAAAACGTAGAAGTCGCATTAAAAAACTGGCTTTCAACCCGCGAGAAAAAAGAAAAAGTGTTTGTGGAGGCACCGCACTTTATTGAGATTCCGACCGCCAAGAAAGTGTTTTCCGCGTTGGATATGGCAAAAATCCTGCCGACTATGGTGACGGTGTACGGCGCAAGCGGTGTGGGCAAAACCAAAGCCTGCCAAGAGTATGCGAAAAGCAACCAAAACGTATGGATGATCACCGCAAGTCCGGCACGCGCCACATTAAGCAGTATTTTGTATGAGTTGGCACTTGAGTTAGGCATTAACGATGCGCCGCGCCGTAAAGACCGTCTATCTCGCATGATTACCAAGAAACTAAAAGGCACGCAAGGCTTGGTCATCATTGATGAAAGCGATCACCTCCCCTATGACGCATTGGAAGAGATCCGAATCATTCAAGAAGAAACCGAAACAGGCTTTGCGCTGATTGGTAACGACAAGGTTTATACCCGAATCCAAGGTGGCGTGAACCAAGCCCATGAATACGCCCGTTTATGGTCACGCATTGGTAACAACTGTGGCTTAAAAGCCAGCACTAAAGGCGACATTAAAGCCATTGCACAGGCTTGGGGCTTGGATATTGCCGACAAGGATTTAATGACCGTGCTTTACGACATTGGCGGCAAAGCAGGCGGATTGCGCGCTTTAACGCAATATCTACGCCTTGCCGGCATGACAGCCAAAGGACAAGGCACGGTGATCACACTAGATCTCATTTTAACCGCCCAAGCACAAATGAAAGGAGCGAACTAATGGAAAATTCAGCAAAAATCAACCGCACTTTACGCGAACAAGCCAAACCTCACCCTGTGTTTGGTGGGTGCAACAAAATTGCACTTGGGTATTTATTACAAGCGCAGAAATGTGTAAACGAACTCAACAAAATGGGCTTGCATGTGGTGAATATTGAGTTTGACAAAATTAAACCACGCGTGCGCATTGAGCAAAATGCCATCACGAAGAAATTTGAGAAAACCGGACAAGCTCTCGCCTATATGCAAGGCCACGACGGTGTACATTTTGCCGAATACCAAATGATGGTGGAAGGCATCAAAGTGATTTGGCGCAGTTATTTACATTAAGGAGAAAACCATGAGTGAAGAAAAAATGTTTTGCCGTGAGCAATTACAAGTTCTGGGAGTGAAATGCGAACCTCTCGGATTAGCAATTACGCGGCATATCGCCAACGGAAAGACTGAAATTGAAGGGGAAATATTCAGTTTTTCCCTTAGTGAAAGCCTTGGACAAGGCATCCAGATTAAAACAAAAGGCAAAGAAGACGCCTGCCTTATCACTTACGAATCAATGGTGAAAATGGCGAGTGCAATGGGATTATTTGACAACATTAAGGAAGAAAAAAATGGCTAAAAAAGCAACCCGAATGAAAGCAGATACATTTGTCGTGCGTTATCAAACGCGCGATGAAGTGGAAGTGGCAATTAAAGAGATCGGCGATTTAAACCGTGAATTAGAACGTTTGGCAATCGAACAAAACGACAAATTAGCGGCAATTACCGAAGAATATGCACCACTCATGAATGAAGTGAAAGAGAAAACTAAGCCGATGATGGACGCTGTGCAGGCATGGTGTGAAAGTCGACGCGACGAACTCACCAACAACGGCAAAACCAAAACCGGCACATTCAATACCGGTGAAGTGCAATGGCGCCAACGCCCACCTTCTGTGGGAATACGTGGACAAGACAGTGTGTTGGAAAGTTTGCACACATTAGGTTTAGTGCGCTTTATCCGTACCAAAGAAGAAGTGAACAAAGAAGCCATGTTAAACGAGCCGGAATTAGCAGCAACGGTGGCTGGTGTGACGATTAAAACAGGCGTGGAAGACTTTGTAATTACGCCGTTTGAGCAAGAGGTGGCGTGATGAAAGATACAACAGAGCTTGAACAGGCTTATCGCTTCTATCAACAAGCCAAACAAGATAAAGATGCGATTGCGTGCGGTTGCTTGAATGATGCTTATGAATGGATTTTTAACGAATTGAAAAAGCTGTTTGATAAGCAGGATTAAAACCTATTTAAACGCTCTTTAAACCCTGTTTTGAGGGGCGTTCATAATATGTTTTAACTAACCGAGAGGACAACACATGGACGAAAAAGAACAAAAGCACAAAGAAGTCGCTGAAAAGGCGGCTAAAGCTGAACGCAACGGCGACTATGAGAAAGCGGCAAGATATTGGACGAAAGCCAGTCTTTTAACTGCTAAATCTGCCGAATTTAACTGGTGCAACGCACGCTCACAATTTTGCCAAAGAATGGCGACTAGACCGTTTACAGGGGAATGATGATGAAAACAATGAATTTGGATGATGTGATGCGCGAAGTTGCGGCAGTTATCACCAATTTTGAATTGGTGCAGGATTTCGTACTGGATGGTGATATGGAAACAGCCAAAGCACTTTATAAAGCGACATTAGAACAAGCTAAAAAGTTTGGTTATCGCTTAGCAACGCAAGAAATCAATCAAGAGTGCGGTGCAGTTTTTAACTCAAATTGCTAAGGAACTTGAAATGCAAAGCGATAAAGACAAGCTACTCAGAAAAATCAAAAAACTGTTGGCGTTGAGTAAGTCAACCAATCCACACGAAGCGGCAAGCGCACTGGCAATGGCGCAAAAACTAATGACGGAGAATCAGCTTAATCAGTCACAAGTTGAATTTAGCCAAACCCACTCTAAGCAGAAAACTGCCATGAAATCCGCCAGATATGTACACATGCTGATCTCTGTGGTTACAAAGGCGTTTGGAGTTGAAGGCTATTTATCTAACGCTTATCCGGGCAACGATTACGGCGAAAACAAAATGCACGTTGTATTTTACGGCGCAGAAGAACGCCCTGAAATCGCGTCTTACTGTTTTGATGTGCTATATCGCCGATTACAAGCAGCGCGCAAAGCGTTTTTAGACACCCAAAGCAAACGTCTAAAACGCAGTACGCTGATTGCGCGAGGAGATTCGTTTTGCGAAGGCTGGGTTGTCGGCGTGAATCAGAACGTGAAACGGTTTGCAATGACACCGGAAGAAAAGCAAAAAATGGAAAGCTACAAAGCTGAAGCCTTTAAATCAGAAAGATGGAGCGAAACCAAAATACGTGAGAAAGGAAACTCTAAAGACTACGGTTTGGCGCAAAGTGCAGGCTATAAACAAGGTAAAGAAGTTACGCTGAATCACGGTGTAAATGGGAAAGAAACGGTTAAGTTAGGAGTAAGAGAATGAGTAATAACACATCATTTATAAAACTGAATAAGGAGTTTTTTCATATCCATCAAGGATATCAAATCAGACCTAGTATTGTGAGCATTAAAGAAGGCTCAAACTTTAGATTATTTAAACGTAAAAATGGCGAACTCGTCTTGCAAAAAGAGTTTATTGAAACCACGGAATATCTTGATAACCAATCGAAGATGATTAGACCGGTTTGGAAAGATGTGGAAACAGTAAACGAAGACTAAAACCCATTTACAGTCCATTAAATCTCCCCTAACCCCTCTTTGCGAAAGAGGGGAATTTAAGTGGGCTGAATAATGTGTTTTACAGGAGAAAAGAATGCGATTAACCAAAGAAAAGGCGATTCAGCTGATTCACATTGCCAAGCAACAGCTACGCATGGACGAATTAAGTTATCGGATGTTGCTGAATGAATTAACCGGCAAAAACAGCACCAAACAAATGACTATAATGCAATTGATTAAAGTTTTAGAAGCCATGGAAAATAAAGGCTTTAAAAAGACCGCAAAACGCCATCATTCGCCGACCACCGAAAACGCCAAAGTGAATAGCTTGATTGCCCACAAAATCCGTGCCATTTGGATTGAAATGGGCAAACAAGGCATGTTGCGCGACGGCTCAGAACGCGCATTAAACGCGTGGGTGCGCGGTGTAGTGAACCCAATTTATCAAAAGCGCGGTCAGAATATTCAAATTTTGAACGTAGGTGCGTTGGATAATCAAATGGCGTCATTAGTGTTAGAAATGCTGAAACGTTGGCAAGCAAGGGGGCGTGTATGAAATTATGCCGTTGCCCAGTGTGCCATTCCGACATCAATTTAGACCAACTGTTAGAAGATGATGCGGGTCGTGAGTTGTTAAGCATCATCACAGAATTAAAATTCGGCGTAGCCCGTCCGTTAGTCAGCTATATCGCACTGTTTCGCCCTGAAAAATCCGCCTTGAACAATACAAGGGCGGTGAAACTTATGCGCGATGTATTAGATCAGTTCCCGCAATCAAAACTTTTGGCACACTCTTTGAGCGAAACAGTCAGTGCGGTGCAAAAGAAACGCCGTGAAAGCAAAAATCTTGCCCCGTTAAGTAATCACAGCTATTTAAAACAAGTGATAGAAACTAACAAGCCACTATTTGTCGGCATTGGGACATCAGAACCGGATAATGAAGAACGGAAAGCAGAACCGAAGCGGGAAAATGACATCGAAAACACCATCCTATACATTGAAAACTTTGCCCGTCTGGGGCAACCTGTTGAGCATTTGCCGGGCTATGGAGTTTGGAAAAAGTGGAAAGAACAGCAAAAAGGAGCGAAATAATGAGTACCGAAACCGATATTTTTGATGAAAAAGCCCCTGAAATTTTGGCAGATTTAGCCAAACACATTGAAACGCAGTTGCTTGCTAAATTGAAGCCAACCACTGAATTCAACGCAGAACTGGCAAAACAAATCGGTATTGAAGTTGCCGGGCATATTGCGCAAATGTGGGGCGGTGAAGTAATTTACATTCCACGTAACCTGATTTTGTTGTTAAGCGAACGTGACCGCAAGATTTTCAATGAATTCAACGGCACAAACCACCGCGAACTGGCACGCAAATACAACGTATCCATGCAGTGGATTTACCAAATTGTGAAGCGCGTCACAAAAGAAGAAATCGCCCGACGGCAGTTTGATATGTTTGGGGAGAAATAACCGCTAAAAGTGAGAAAAAACGTCCGAAAGGGCGTTTTTTTAATGAGTAAAATAAAATTTATTGGAGTATGATTTTGCCGAACCATTTATAACTTCAGGAAAAAACATGAAAAAACTACTATGTGCCTTTTTTGCTGGTGTGCTAGCTTCCTCATTGACCGCTTGTTCTGAAGATGAAGACCCAAATGCACCAACGTACACCGAAACTTCAGATGTGGAAGTTGCCCTTTATAAATTACTTCCGGAAAGTAGCGGTAAAGCGGCAAGTTGTCGAAGTAGAAAAGTTGGTGAACATTACTATCTCGCCTGTAACTATATTTCTATGGGAACAGCACCATCATCGCTATATGTTTTCTATTACGACAAAGTAAAAGACCCGGTTAAACGCTTTTATGCGTTGAATGGTAAAGCCATGAGCCTATATGATGGACAGTTAAAATATGAGCCGATTTTAGGCAACTATAAAGACAGTTTTGGTTTGCCTCTGCCGGAAAGTATCAATATGGGCGAAGTAATGAAAGCATTTGAATTTATGCGCAAATAACTTCTTTAAATCACTTTAAAATCAATAAAACCACATCCGTTTTAAACTCCTTTTAAGTTCACTTAGAAGGAGTTTTTTATGTCTTTATCCCTACCCATCACCAAAATCGTGATCCACTGTTCTGCCACAAAAAACGGCAAATCATTACGCACGGCAACACAAACTGCCGCGCAACGTATCGACGAATGGCATAAACAGCGCGGTTTCAAGCGTAGCCCCGTGTTAGCCAAACAATTCAATCCGCATTTACAACACCTCGGCTATCACTATGTCATTGACACAGACGGCACGGTTGAAACAGGCCGAATGGTTGGCGAAATCGGCGCGCACGTAAAAGGTCATAATCAATATTCGGTCGGCATTTGCCTTGTTGGCGGTATTGACGCAAGCGGTAAAAACTACGGCGAATACACCGAAAAACAATGGATTGCCTTGCACAAATTATTGCAAAAATTAGAAAGCGAATATCCCAGCGCAAACATTTGTGGACATCGTGATTTAAGCCCTGACATAAACGGTGACGGCACAATTACACCAAATGAATGGATTAAAGACTGCCCATGTTTTGACGTGTGGACGTGGTTGGATTCCGAACAAGTGATTAATTTCGACCATTTGTTCAGGGGGTAAACATGGGAATTGCATTATTGCTTGGGTTCATTTTTACCTTGTGTTTTGCAGCATCAATGATACATGAAGCTGACAGTATTGTTTCTGCGCTATTTCTGGTTTTAACGATAGGTTGCCTCGTGGTTGTCTTTACCATGCTCTCAATTAAAGACACTTGCCAAACATACGGCAAATTTAGTGTTGGCAGCACCCTATACCAATGCCAACAAATTCAGGAGGGCAAATGAGCGCGTCAATCAAATTACCAAGATATAAAAAGCAATTTACACGCGGTCACAAATTAAGCCGAAATGCGAAACTTAACCGTGCAATCAACGGCGGACGCACTGCCGCACAAGGTTTTTACTTGTATTGGAGTTACTAATGAAAAGAGAAATTCGCGGTTTAACTGCCTTTAGCTTTATTTGGGAAACCATGATATTCGGTGGCTTTATCGGTGCGAATGAATTCGCCATTAAAAACCTTGTTCAAGCCTATGAATGGTTCTTCTATTTCATGACGGCGTTGTCAGTGTTGCCGCTTTTAGTCGGTTTTCCTGCCCCTAAATATCAATACACCAAAGCGAAATTTCATTGGGAAATAATAACCAACACGGTACTTGGCATCATGCTGGCGTACTACGGTTATTTTTGGTGTGCAACTATCCTGACTTTTGTTGGCTATATATTAGCGCAACAAAATTATTTTAGTGAGGAAAAAGAAAATGGCGATGAAAGAACTGATAACCAATGATAACGGACGCCTTTCAACCACCGCCTTTATCCAATTCTTTGGTGCGTTATTGATGGCTGGCATTTTAGTGTATGCCGTATGGTTAGACCGCGCTTATGTCAGCGATTTGTTTACTACGTTCGCCCTATTCTGCGGTGGCGGTGTGGCGACGAAAGGATTTGCTAATGCAATGCAAAACCGCAAACAAGGAGAACGGGATGATTAATCTTTATGTTATCGGTGCGGTGCTTGCCCTTGTGGTTGGCGGATTTATTCACAGCCGCTTGCAAGCCGCCAAAATTCGCAAACAGCAAGAAGAAATCGAAGTCGTGAAACGTGAAGCGGCAGCTGTCGCCCAGGAGTTGGAAAATGCTAATACAGCCAAAAACATTGCTGAAACTAACCGCACTTTGTCTGGCAAGTCTGTTGATGAGCAGTTGCAGTCAAAAGGTTATTTCCGTGAAGACTAGCGGGTGTTCAGCGTTCGGCCTGATTTATCCAAGTCGTAAAGACACCGAAGAAACTAAGCGGCAGGTGCTGAACCATAACCTGACCTATGAAAAAATCTGCCAAAAAAAGGAACCTAAATAATGCTTGAAGCACTTGATTTTATTCAGCGGCACTGGGCGATTGTAGTGACGGTTGGCGGTGCTGTGTGGACGTATTTTTGGCTGACGATGGACAGCAAATATGCCCGCAAATCCGATGTAGCCGATTTACGTAAGGCAATTGAAACTAATGAAAAAAGCCTGTCGGAAGTGAAAGGCGAATTGCGTCATCTGCCAACCTCAAAAGAAGTGGCCGATTTGCGTTTATTAATGACGGAAATGAAAGGTAAAACCGACGTGTTAAATACCAACATTGGTAGCCTTAACCATCAAGTGAAGTTATTAATTGAAAAAGAGGTAAATAAGGAATGATGCGCCAAGATATTTTCACGAAAGACCAACGATTGGTTATTCTGCGCTCTCTTGAAGAGTGCGGTTACGATGCCAATGAAAGCATTTTAAACGATTGTTTGGATATGTACGGTCACGATATTAGCCGTGACTTGGTGCGTAATCACCTATTATGGCTTGAGGAGCAAGGCTTAATCACCATCGCTAGACTCAATAGCAACGGAAAAGAATTTTATGTGGCCACTATCACGAAACGTGGTTTAGATGTGGCGCAAGGTCGCGCTTTCGTGGACGGCGTAAAAAAGCCAAGTCCAAAGATTTAAACCCGGTTTAAAGGAGGTTTAAATGACCGACAAAAACACACGCGGCCGCGCCAGTAAAGTGGACTTATTGCCACCGAATATCAAAACCCAACTGGCGATGATGTTGCGCGACAAGCACCTTTCCCAAGCGCAAATCCTTGAAGAGATTAATGACCTGATCCGTGATTGCGGGTTAGATGACAGCTATCAATTAAGCCGAACAGGTCTTAACCGTTACGCCAGCCGCATGGAACAAATGGCGAGCAAAATTCGCAATGCGCGTGAAGTCGCTGAGATTTGGACGAAGCAATTCGGCGAGGCACCACAAAGCGATATTGGCAAACTGCTCATGGAAATCGTGAAGAATCTTGCCTTTGAAACCTCTATCGGCATGAGTGAAAACGGCAAGGCAGAACCGAAAGATTTAGCGTTGTTATCCTCCGCGATTCAGCGGTTGGAGCAGGCGGAAAGTCTATCCCACAAACGCGAACAGGCTATCCGCAAAGAAATGGCGCAATTAGCGGCGGAAACAGCTGAAAAAGTCGTGGTGCAGGCAGGGTTGTCAGCCGATACGGTGCGCACAATTAAAGAACAAATTTTAGGTATTGCATAATGGCATTATTAAATAACAGACCATTAAACGAATTAGCCCCTGAATGCCAGTCATTCCTTGACTGCATTCATGCGTTTAATCCGATGGAACTGTTGTTGGGCTATCAAAAACGCTGGATTGCAGATGATAGCCAACTCAAGATAGCCGAGAAAACCCGTCGTTGCGGTTTGACATGGGCGGAAGCGGCAGATAATGCCTTGATTGCCAGCACCCGAAAATCAGACGGCGGCTCAGATGTGTTCTACATCGGCTCAAACAAGGAAATGGCGCGTGAATATATTGACGCTGTTGCTATGTGGGCGAAGGCTTTTAACTACGCCGCCGGAGAAATTCAAGAAGAAGTCTTTGAAGATGAAGACAAAGACATTTTGACTTATGTCATTTATTTCGCGTCAGGCTTCAAAGTTAAAGCACTTTCATCCAATCCTAAGAACTTGCGCGGTATGCAAGGCGTTGTAGTGATTGATGAAGCCGCATTCCATGAATATCTTGCCGAGGTGCTGAAAGCCGCCTTGGCACTCACAATGTGGGGCGCGAAAGTTCGTGTCATTTCAACCCATAACGGCGCAGATAATTTATTCAATGAGCTGATTCTTGACAGCCGAGCGGGTCGAAAACGCTATTCCGTTCACACCATCACAATCGAAGATGCTTGCCACGATGGTTTATATCAACGTATTTGTCAGGTCACCAAACAAGAATGGTCAGCTGAAAAAGAACAGGAATGGATTGATAACCTATTAAAAGATACGGCAAGCGAAGAAGACGCGCTGGAAGAATATTTCTGCGTGCCGAAAAACGGTTCGGGCTTGTGGCTTTCCCGTGCCTTGATTGAGCGTCAAATGAGCGAGAAAACGCCGGTAGTGCGTTTTGAAGCCAAAGACGGTTTCAGTCTAGTGCCGGAACCGACACGCTATAAAGAAATGGACGATTGGAGCGAAAAAACGTTAGCTCCGATTTTGCAAGGCTTATCGCCGAATTTATTGCACTTCTTCGGTGAAGACTTTGCCCGTAGCGGCGACATGACTTCTTTTGTCATTTTAGCCCAACAGCAGAACCTAACCAAGCAAGTGCAGTTCATCGTTGAACTGGGCAATATGCCTTATAAACAACAGGAACAAATCGTGCTGTTTATTTTAAAACGACTTCCCCGCTTTTCCGGTGCGGCATTTGACGCACGTGGTAATGGTGGCTATTTGGCGGAATCAGCTCGTGACGCTTTTGGCTCATTGGTTGATTGTGTTCAGTTATCGGAAAAATGGTATCGCGAACACACTGCACCATTTAAAGCCGCCTTAGAGGATGGTGAACTCGAAGCTATTCCGAAAGACGCCGATATTCTCGCTGACTTACGTTCATTCCAAGTCGTAAAAGGCGTGCCTCGCATACCGGATAAACGGGTGAAAAGTACCGATGGGAAGACCAAACGCCATGGCGATACGGCAATTGCACTGCTGTTAGCACATTATGCAAGCCGTCAGTTGATTCAATTACCTGTCAAAGCCCACAGCCGCAAACCAAGAGCCAGCCTGGCATTAACGAAAGGATATAACTAATGACAACCCAAAAACAAGATTTAGTCACCGTCATCGCCACCCGTGCCAAAGCTATCGACTTTTGGTCGTTTATGCACTATCTGCCAAATCCTGATCCTGTTTTGAAGAAAATGGGTAAGGATATTTCCGCCTATCGCGAAATCCTATCCGACAGCCACGTGGGTGGCTGTGTGCGCCGCAGAAAAGCGGCAATCAAGGGGCTTGAATGGCGCATTACACCGACAGGCAATGAAAAAACAGACGAGATTTTGACCGCACTTTTCGACCGCTTACCGGTGAGCCAAATCATCAACCAAATTTTAGATGCCACGCTGTTTGGCTACCAAGCTTTGGAAGTGATGTGGGAAAACCAAAACGGCTTATTATTACCTGTTGCTGTGGTGGGTAAACCGCAGGAATGGTTTGTGTTTGACGAAGAAAACCGTTTAATGCTCCGCACCAAAGATAACCGCAACGGCGACCTTGTTCCGGAAAAGAAATTCCTACTTGCGACACAACAAGCGGACTATATGAACCCATACGGACGCGCGGATTTGGCTATGTGTTTCTGGGCGGCAACCTTCAAGAAAGGTGGCTTTAAATTTTGGCTGGAGTTCATGGAAAAATACGGCTCGCCTTGGCTGGTAGGTAAACACCCTCGCCAAGCGCAGGTACATGAAATTAATGAACTGTTGACCAGCATGGAAGAAATGCTCGGCACTGCCGTGGCGGCAATCCCAGAAGATAGCTCCATTTCCATGTTGGAAAGTGCAAGTAAAAGCGGGTCATCACAAGTGTTTGATGATTTTCTGCGTTACTGCAAGTCTGAAATCGCTATTGCGTTATTAGGGCAAAACCAAACCACCGAAGCGGAAGCCAACCGCGCCAGCGCAACGGCAGGCTTAGAAGTGACACTCGACATTCGCGATGACGACGCAAGCCTTGTGGAAGGCGTATTCAATCAATTATTAGCGTGGATTTGCGAGCTGAATTTCAGTGTGGAAACCTTGCCGACATTTGATTTGTACGAACAGGAAAGCATTGACAAACTCCAAGCGGAACGTGACGGCTTACTGGTGGGCTTGGGCGTGCAGTTTACCGAAAAATACTTAATGCGCACCTACGGCTTTGAAGAAGGCGACATTGTAGTTGCCGCACCTGAAAAAAGTGCGGTCAAAAATACGGCCGATTTCGCCGAGGCGATTCCTAAGTCTATCGTGGAAACCATTGGGGAGCAGCTAGAAGTCGAAGGTGAACCATTTGTAGAAGAATGGCTGCAAACTATCCAGGATAAACTATCTCAAGCAGAAAGCCTGGAAGATTTTCGCAATCAGTTAGACAGCTTAATTCCTGAATTAAGTTTCGCCGAATATGGCAAAGTGATGGCCTGGGCATCAACCACCGCACACTTTGCCGGTCGTCAATCCGTAGAAGATGAGCGCAAATAATGAGCAAGTTCACTTTTGAAGAGCAGGTCAAATATTTTGAGAAGAAACTCAATTTACCGACCAACAGTTATTTAGACGTGCTGGGCGAAGAACATGATTATTTCTTCATGGTCGCCGGGGCGAATCGTAACGAAGTGTTGCTTGCTTTGCGTGAAATGGTCGATGACGCTATTCATAACGGCGCAACCATTGAAGATATGCGTAAACGATTTGATGAAATGGTGGCTAAAACGGGGTGGGCTTATAACGGTGGTCGCAACTGGCGCACACGGATTATTTACGACACCAACGTTTATGGTGCATATAACCGTGGGCGTTTAAAACAACATTTAGACTTGGCGGATGTATTGCCTTATTGGGAATATCATCACCATGATAATGAACATCCGCGCGAAGAACATATTGCGTTAGATGGCACAATTCTGCCGGCCACAGATCCGTTTTGGCGCTATTATTACCCAATCAAAGCGTACGGTTGCCACTGCACTGTATCAGCGCATGATGAAGACGACTTAGCCGAAATGGGTAAAACCGTGAGCCAATCGCCTGAAATCGAATGGGAAGAAAAACTGGTGGGCGTGCGTTCCGGCAATCCGCGCACTGTACGTGTACCGAAAGGCTATGATGTGGGTTTTGCGCCCTACAACTTTGAACGCCTCACCCAATCCCGAGATGTGGACGTGGACAAGCTGTTACTGCAAAAAATGACGACAGCAGAACCGCACTTAGCCAGTCTGCTGATTGATGACGTGCTGAAAAATCCGAAAGCCATGGTGTTGTTAAACGGCGCGATGAAAGACATGGTCGATACAGTCAGTCAGCAAAAAATCGCACGTGGCAACATGAAATACGTGGGCGTGATTCCGGAAAACGTGATCACCAAATTAGACAATTTAGATAAAGCCCCACAAAGTGCGGTGATTGCGGTGCGTGATGATGACGTATTGCATGCACTACGCGACAGCAAACAAAACAAAGGCATTGCTTTGCCGCTTGAGTTTTGGGAGCAGTTGCCGGAAAAGCTACGCCATCCGAAGGCGATTTTATTGGACGACCAACAAAAACAACCGACCCTGTTATTCGTCTATGAAACCGAACAAGGTAAAGTGGCGGTTAAAATGGACTATGAAATCAAGCTAAAGGACGTGCTGAGCGGTAAAAAACTACCACACAAATTGAACATGGTCAGAACAGCAAGTCGTTTAGAAGATTTAAGCGCGTTAGGACGTTTTGAAGTGTTATATGGAGAATTGTGATTATTGCGGTGGTTTGCCTGATTCGAACAGGATAATGCGGGCTTATGCCAAGCAACCTTTCCAGTAGGAAACCCCCACCGCAAGATCACTATACGCCCGCGCCGAATTTAAAGCAAGAGAAAACCTATGTTAAAGATCAGCCTTAACGACAACCAGGCGATTCAGAAACTCACAAAAATCGCAAGTCAACTGCAACGCCCGCGTGAATTGTACGGCGTGCTGGGTGAAACCTTGAAGAAAATTCACGCGGCACGCTTTGAAACGGAGGTTGATCCGACAGGCAAACGCTGGCAAGCGCTTTCACCACGTACTAAAGCGTTGAAAGCAAAGCGTGGTAAAAGTACAAAGATTTTACGGCAAGATGGCTACCTTGCAGATCGTACGGCGTATAATTACGATGACAAGGGGGTGGAGTTCGGCAGTGATGCAAAGTATGCCCGTTTGCACCAATTCGGTGGCAATGCCGGGCGCGGTAAGAAAGTGAAAATTCCTGCGCGTCCATGGTTGGGAGTGAATGCTCAAGACGAACAAAAACTTCTGAAAAAAGCCACCGCACTTTTGCAACGTCAAATTAACCAAAATTTAAGATAACCACTAAAAATCAAAATAACGCCACAAATTCGCGCTGTGGCGTTTAAATCTAAAAATAATACGATTTATCGTCTCAAAAAATTTAAATCGAATTTAAGCGATTTGAACCGCATTTAAAGCGTTTTAAATTTCAAGATAAAGTGTAATTTACTTTTAGCCCCAAATCCCCCTTCAAAACCTTTAAAGCAGTTTAAAATCCAAACTTCTCTTTCCCCTCTATGCTAACGGTATTCAAACGAGGATACCTTATGCAACTAATCGAAATTTTCAAAGCAGGCAAACGCACCGACGCCAACGGTGTTGTAGTGGACATTACTACCGCCGATTTGCAACAAGCCGTTGACGCTTACAACATCAATTTTCATGAATCTCCCGCCGTTATCGGACATCCGCAACTCAATGCGCCTGCCTATGGCTGGGTAAAACGTCTTGAACTGGATGGCGATGTACTTAAAGCCGAATTCGACCAAATCGACCCCGAATTTGCGGAGATGGTCGAAAAAGGTCGCTTCAAGAAAATTTCTTCCTCTTTCTATCTTGCCGACAGTCCGAACAATCCTTGCCCGGGTAACTTGTATTTACGCCATGTCGGCTTTTTAGGTGCAATGCCACCTGCCGTGAAAGGCCTACGTAATCCCGAATTTGCCGACAATGAACAAGGTGTGGTGGATTTTTCCGATTGGGCGGAAGCCAGTCTTTGGCGACGTTTGCGCGATTGGATTATTGGGCAACACGGTCAGGAAGAAGCCGACAAAGCCGTGCCGGATTACTTAGTGGCAAGCGTGCAGGAAGAATCCATTCGCAACGAATACAAACGGTTCAACCAACAAGAGGAGGCAGGCTTTCCTGTGCCAAGCTTCAATGAACCGAATAACGATTCAAATCAACCTTCAGAACCACAAGGAGAACCTGAAATGACAGCTGAAGAAATCGAACAGCTCAAGGCAGAAAACGAAAAGTTGAAAGCCGAAAAAGCCGAAGCATTACTAAATCAAGCCAAAGCCGACAATGCCGACTTTGCCGAAGGTTTAGTGAAAGTGGGCAAACTTGCCCCGGTGGCGAAGCAACAAGCCATCGATTTATTGAATTACGGCTCGACTACTGCCGCAGGTGGCGTGGTTGAATTTGGCGAAGGTGAAAACCTGCACGGCAAAATCAAAGCCTTTTTGGAAGCTCAACCGAAAGTGGTCGAATTTACCGAAGTGGCAACCAAAGACAAAGCCGCAGGCGCAGAAGACGGCACGGTGCAATATGCCGAAGGCACGTCAGCTGACGCCATCGACATGGACAAAAAAGTCCGTGCTTACATGAAAGAACACAATGTGGATTACACAGCCGCATTTAACGCAATCACTCAATAAAGGAGCAAATCAATGACTGATTTATCAAAACAACGCGTCGTTGACCCGGTATTAACCGAACTCGCGCAAGGCTATTACAACGGCAACATGATTTCCGAAGTGTTATTCCCGGTTGCCGAAATACAAAAAGAAGGCGGAAAAATTCCGACATTCGGTCGTTTAGCGTTCCGTTTACAAACCACCAAGCGCGAATTGCGTGCGGCATCTAACCGTTTAACACCGGAAGATATTGGATCTTTGACTGTTGTTTTAGAAGAAAACGACATCGAATATCCGATTGACATCCGTGAAGTGAATGATACCGAAGGTGTGTATCCATTACGTCAATATGCAACCGGTGTGACGCAAGATGTGATTGCGCTCGGTCGTGAAAAATATTGTGCCGGTTTGGCTTTAGATGAAGCGAACTACGACCAAACCAACAAAGTGACTTTGAGTGGTACTTCTCAATTCTCTGATCCTAACTCCGACCCGATTGGCGTAATTAAAGCCGGTATCCGCGCAATTAAGCGCACCACTGGTCGCAAACCAAACGTATGCGCCATCTCCGGTGACGTGTGGGAAGTGTTAAGCGAACACCCGAAAGTGTTGGAAAAAATCAAATACGTGTCCACTGCGGTATTAACACCGGAAGACTTTGCGCGCTTAGTCAAAATTGACAAAGTGGTCATCGGTGAAGCTGTGTACGAAGAAAGCGGTGACTTAAAAGATATTTGGTCGAAATCGATTGTGCTGGCTTATGTTGCCCCGCCGTCCAAAGAGAAAAAACAAAACATTTATGAGCCGTCATACGGTTATACCGTGCGTCGTAAAAACGGCTTGTATGTAGATACCTACACCGAAGTTGGCGGCAAACTTGAATTGGTGCGTACTACCGATATTCATAAACCGTATATCGTGGGTAAAGCCGCCGGTTACTTAATCAAAGGCTGTATTTAAACCCGATTCAAACCGCATTTAAACCCGTTTTAAGTGCGGTTGATTTTCACCTTATTTAGGAGATAACCATGTCCGAAACACAAAAGAAAGCCTATTTAGTTGCCGCCGCTATGGCAATTTTGCACAACGGTGTCCGCTATGAGCAAGGCGACAATATTGAGTTGACCGATGAAGAAGCTGAAAACTTGTCGCTTTACGTGAAATTAGCAGAAACCGCAGGCGAACAACGCCAACAAGCGGAACACACAGCTGAAGTCGAGCAGGTTGTTGCAGAAGATACAGCAGCTGAAACGGCAGAAGCGGAAGCGGCACAAGAAACACCCTCGGCGCAAGAGCCGGAAACCAAATCTCGCAAAGGTAAAAAACAATAATGTACATCTCGGCACAAGATTTAACGGAAGTGATGAGTGAAAGCACACTCATCGCCTTATCAAACGACACATCACGCGCAACGGAAGCAGACCAAGCCGTGCTTACAAAAGCCTGCGCTTACGCCACGGAAATCGTGGACGGCTATTTGCGCTCGCGTTATGTGTTGCCGTTAAGTCAAGTGCCGACCCTTGTGCGTAATATCTGTTTGCAACTGGCGCGCTTTTGGTTGTATTCACGCCGTCCGGAAGGCAAAGGCTTTCCTGATAACGTGAAAGAAACCCACGCGCAAGCCTTGAAGGATTTGGAGCGGATTCAAAACGGCAAATTGCACCTCGGCTTAACCGAACTCGGCTCGGCTCAAGACGACAACCTGCCGTCCGCCCTTAAATTCAAAACAAAAGCCCCGCAGAAACTCGATTTATCAGGATATTAATATGAGTGCCACCCTCCCGATTTTAGACAGCATCCGCAAGCGGATTGAAGACAAAACGGAACAGTTCAGCATTGAATTATTTCCTGATGATTTAGAACACTACAACCTCACCGACGAATTCGGTGCGGTGTTGGTACAGTATGCCGGCTCGAAGTTTGAAAGCATTGACAGCGTGGATATTATCCAACAACGCCGCGTAGTGATGATTGCCCTCACGGTGATTGCCCGCAGTCAGCATGACGACCACGGCGCAGTGGATATGTTGGATAAAATTCGCCTTGCCGTAGTGGGCTTTAAGCCGACCAACTGTACAGCCTGTAGTTTGGTCAGTGAGGAGTTCGCCGGTGAAGCCGACGGACTTTGGCAATATCAGCTGATGGTACAAACCGAAACGTGGCAAGTGGAACTGCGCGAGCCTGAAAATTTACCTAAATTTACCACCGCACTTTATCGCTGTGCGGGCAACTCTAAACCTAATCAACCCTAGGAGATAACTATGGCATTTCATCATGGGACGAAAACGACACGCGTGGCAGGTGGTTCTGTTGCGGTGGAAACTGTGGACGGTGCGATTATCGGTATCGTTGGCACAGCTCCAATCGGCGCAGTAAATGAGCTTACTGTGTGCCAAACAACCAAAGACTTTTCGCAATTCGGTGTGATCTTAGATAAAGGCTTTACACTGCCGGATGCTTTTGATGTATTAGCTCGCTATAAAGCCGGCAAGGTGTATGTGGTCAACGTATTAGACCCGACCAAACACAAAACTAACGTCACCGATGAAGTATTAACGCAAGACGATAACACCTTGCGCGCTAAAACCGAGCATCCTGGTCTTTTAAATTTAACCTTAACCGCAGATCATACTTTAACCGAAGGCAGCGATTATGCAGTAGATTTGCAAACGGGTGAAATCACTCTAAAAGCAAAACACGAAACCTTAAAAGCCACCTACGACTATGCAGACCCAAGCAAAGTCACCGAAGAAGATATTAAAGGCGGCATTGATTCAGCAAGCGGTAAACGCAAAGGTTTTGAGTTATTGCGTGATGGGTTCAACCTTTACGGCGCGGACGCAAAAATTCTAATCTGCCCTGAATTTGATAAAACCGCAAGTTGCGCGGCGGCATTAGCTACCCTTGTGGAACAATTGAAAGCTGTGGCTTATGTGCAGTTACCGAAAGGCACAAGCCTTTCCAAAGCAATTCAGGGACGTGGTCCGTTAGGTACAATTAACGCCTCTGCCAGCTCCGAACGTGTGCGCCATTTCTTCCCGTACGCTATTGGCTCAAATAATACATTGGAAAGTTTGGCGGTGCATGCGGCAGGCTTGCGCATGAAAACCGACACCGAACATGGTTACTGGTTCTCGACCTCTAACCGTGAATTGCAGGGTGTCATCGGTATGGAAGTGAAACTCACCGCCCGAGTGGACGATGAGCAATCGGAAACCAACCAACTAAATGCTGTAGGCATTACCACGATTTTCAACAGTTTCGGGACGGGCTTCCGCTTGTGGGGTAACCGCTCAAGTAATTACCCGACCGTGACCCACATTATCAATTTTGAAACGGCATTGCGAACCGGTGACTTAATCGACGAAAGCATTCGACGTACTGAGTTGCAATATGTTGACCGTCCAATTGATGACGCATTGATTGATAGTCTGACCGAAACCGTGGACACCTATTTGCGTGCATTGCCGTCTATCGTGGGTTATAGCGTCAGCCTTGACCATGATTACGACTTGGTGGATGAATTCAGCAAAGGCCATGTGCCGTTAGTCTATGACTACACGCCAAAAATCCCTGGGGAATTGATTTCCAATAAATCCGTAATGACCCGTAAATACTTAGTGAATTTGGTTTCACAACGATAGGAGTAAGAAACGATGAGTATTTCAATTAACCAAATTGTGAATGCTAATGTGTACACCAACGGTGTCAGCCAAATGGGGCGCGCCAATGAGGTGAAAATTCCCGATATTGAATTTGAAACCATTGAGCATAAAGGCTTAGGTTTGCACGGTACAATTAAGCTTCCGGCAGGAACCAATGCCATTGAAGCGGAAATTAACTGGGATAGTTTCTATCCGGAAGTGCGTGCCTTACTGTTAAACCCTTATAAAAACACACAGCTGATGATTCGTTCGAATCTTCAGGTGTTTGATTCTCGTGGTTTAGCGGCGGAAGAGCCGATGGTGACCATTATGAATGTGTCTGCCAGTAAAATCGGCGGTACAGGTCATAAGAATAAAGAAAATTCGGAGTTTGCCGATACGGTTAACGTTTATTCCATTAAACAAACTGTGGCAGGTAAAGAACTTTTATTTATTGACGTACTTGCCAACATCTACCGTGTAAACGGTCAAGATGTGTTGCAAAAATACCGCACCAATATCGGTCAATAAAGGATTAAAAACCTTTAAACGCCTTTAAAATCAATAAAACGGCTAATGCGATATTCTCCTTTGTGAACGTTAAACAACGCACTCACAAAGGAGTTTTTTATGTCTGAAGTTATTCTTACCCTTGATTTCCCGATTCAAGACGGGCAAGGCAACACCCTCACCGAATTGAAAATCCGTCGCCCAAAAGTACGTGATATTCGCAAAATGACCGGCAAAACCGAAGCGGAACAAAGCGTGAGTTTATTGGCTATCGTTACCGGGTTAGTGCCTGAAGATATTGACGAACTGGATATGGCAGACTTCCAGCGCGCAGCCCAGATCATTGAGAAAATGCAAAAGGGAAAGTAAGCGCGGAAAGCCTGAATGCGGCATTGGCTGATTTAGCCTTTTGGTTCGGTTTCCAACCAAGCGAATTGGAAGAAATGACCTTGGACGAAGTGGAACGTTGGCTAGAACAAGCCAATCGACAAATAAAAGCCAAATACACAAAAGCCGCTATTTAAGCGGCTTTGTTTTTAATGTCTGAACAGCGTTTGGGCGGTGGTGAAAATCCCTATTAGGGAGGTGATGGCGACTTTCCCGGCAAAGGCAAGCAAAGCACCGATTAATGCCCACGGCAACATAAATAAAAAGGCGGATAACCCGACAGAAACCCAGTTTAGGTCGTTGTTTTGGGTATAGAACGATAAGAAGTGGTAAAGGCTATATCCATAACCGCCAAAGGCAAATAAAAACACCACGGCTTGCACACTCTCCACCAGTTTTTCAGTTTTCATTTTCACCTCCTTATCAATCAAACGGGACTATAAACGATGTCGAATAAATTAGCAATTGGTTTAGTGATTACTGCAGGCGTCAGTGGTGCCATTAAAGGTATCCAGGGTGTTTGTAGTAGTTTCAAAATCCTGCGTAATGAAAGCCTTAAAACTACGCAGAAAATGGGCGCGTTGGTTAAAACAGGAATGGCAAGCCTTGGCACTTTGGCATCTTCTGCAACAGCTGTAGCCGGAACCATACGCGGACTTGCTGACCCGGCAATCAAGTTTGAAAGCGCTATGGCGGACGTGAAAAAGGTTGTTAATTTTGACACGCCGGAGCAGTTCAAAGAAATGGGCAATGATATTCTGAAACTGACCCGCACTATTCCTATGGCAGGCGAAGAAATCGCCGCGATTGTTGCCGCAGGCGGTCAGTCCGGTGTTGCACGAGAGAATCTATTAGGCTATGCCAAAGATGCGGCGACCATGGGCGTCGCGTTCGATATGGCGGCGGGTGACGCCGGTGAAGCCATGGCAACTATGGCAAACGTACTCGGCAAACCGATTACCGAAATGGCGCAATTCGGTGATGTCATCAACCACTTGTCCGACAATGCCAATTCAAAAGCGAAGGATATTGTTAATGTCATCACACGTGTGGGTTCCGACACAAGAATGCTCGGACTATCCGAAAAACAAGCCGCTGCACTTGGTTCCACTTTCCTTTCCATGGGTAAGGCTCCGGAACTCGCCGCGCAGGCGGTGAAAGGAATGTCTTCGGCATTTCTGCAACTCAAAGCAGGCGCACACGAGAAAGAATTAAAACAGCTCGGCTTTACGACAAAAAGTTTCGCCGCGGCAATGAACAAAGACGCACAAGGCGCAATTACGACTTTTATTGAAAAAGTCAAGAAGATGCCGAAAGATAAACAATATCCGCTGCTTGCCAAGGTTTTCGGCAAACAATATGCCGATGATGTGTTATTACTTGCGCAAAACACCGGGGAGTACAACCGTCAGTTAGGGTTACTACAAGAAACCGATGAAAACGGTAATTTGAAATATATCGGATCCATGCAACGGGAGTTTGAAAACCGCAGTAACACAACGGAAAACAAGCTCACCAAGCTGAAAAGTAGTTTGGCCGAAATCGCCACTAAAATTGGCAATGCATTTTTGCCGGTGATCACGTCTTTTGTTGAAAATATTACTCCGGTTATTTACAGCATTACTGAATGGGTGGAAACCAATCCTCAACTCATGGAGTGGGTTTTGACCATTGGAGGCGGAATTGGTGCGGTGGTCGGCGGATTGCTGACGTTGCATTCAGCATTTTCTTTTGTCTCTGCCGGACTGTTGCCATTTATAAAAGTAGGTAAATTCTTAGGGGGCTTTTTAGGTAATTTTCTGTTTTCAGCAATTAGTAAGTTATCGCTCGGTTTGGGCTATTTAATCGGCTATGTGATTAAAGGTGCAATGATGTTCGGTAAGGCGATTTTGATGATGAGCCGTGCCTTGCTGACCAATCCCATCGGTTTATTGATCACCGGTATTGCCGTCGCTGCTTATCTGATTTATGACAACTGGGAAAAAATCGGACCATGGTTCTCCGAACTTTGGCAAACGGTTTCCGGTGCGTTTTCTTCCGCTTGGAACAGTATCACGAATTTCTGCTCAGAGGCATGGACGAATATCAGCAATTTCTTCACATCAGGCATTGGTAACATCACCGCCACAATCCTTGACTGGTCACCTTTAGGCTTGTTTCAACAAGTCTTTTCTACCGTGCTTTCTTGGTTTGGGATTGACGTGCCGAGCAAGTTCAGCGATTTCGGCAAGAATATGATTGACGGCTTGGTAAACGGCATTAAAAACGCATGGGAAGGCGCAAAACAAATCGTTTCCGACCTTGGTGAAGGCATTAAAGGTTGGTTTGCGGAAAAGCTCGGCATTCACTCGCCAAGCCGTGTGTTTAAAGGCTACGGCGTAAACGTGGTGGAAGGCTTGGCAATCGGCATGAATAAATCCATCCCGATGGCTGAAGACGCTTCCGACAATCTTTCAAGTGCGGTCGGTTTAAACGGCGTTTCACACAACACCGGGTTACTTACCAACTATCAGCCGTTAAACCGCGCAGAAGTCATGTCATCAGCAACTACGCAAGCACAAGGCATTACGGTGCATTTTAACCCGACTATTAACGTCAATGGCGGCGATAGAAACGGTGTTTTAAATCAAGTTGAACAGGGCTTAAAGATGAGTTTAGGCGAGTTTGAAATGATGTTAAAACGCGTGTTAGACCAACAACAACGGAGAGCCTATTAATGTATTTTATGCTGGGAAATGTGGCATTTGAGCCCGTTGATTTAACAGATTTCAACGAAAGCCACTCGGCAGACTTTGCCGAACACGCCGTGCTTAAAGGCAAACCGCGCTTGCAAGCTATGGGCGAAAAACTCTCTGAGCTTTCTTTTGCCATTCGTCTGCATCATAAAATCGGTGGCGTAGAAAAACGGTATCAAGCCTTGCGGTCCGCACAAGCTAAACAGGAAGCCATGCCGTTGATTATTGGGCGCGGCAAATACAAAGGCAATTTTGTGATCACCGATATTTCCTCCGTGACGTTGTTTACCGACAAGTTCGGCAATGCGTTAGCACGCGAAATGAATATCAGCCTGCGCGAGTTTGTTGGCGACATGGACGACAACCCATTGGGCGCGGCACTGAATTTAGGCAGTAATTCCCTATTAGGGTCTATCTTGCCGGAAGGCGCGGTGAAAGCTTTATCCGAAGTAAAAGAAACCGTGCAAAAAGGCGCGGAACTGTTTAATCAAGGCAGACAAATTGTAGATGAAGTCAGAAACACCATCGCCATCGTGCGTCAATTAGCCGATGACCCGATGACAGCTCTTGCCTATTTGCCGGGCGTGTTGGGTAATTTAGACGGCGCGTTGGGCAGTTTCGGTGAACTCACCGGAATGTCCGGATTGTTCGAAGGTATTCGTGATGTCTTGCCGGCAATCAGTGAGTTCAGCCAAGAAGCCAACGGTATTTATTCTGATTTAATGGTAATGAAAGACAGCTTGACCTTTGGCAGTCAATCTAACGGCAGTAACTGGGACGACTGGTTTAAACCTGCGGATAATGCGTTAAGCGACATTAACGAACGCATTGACAATGCTGCTACACCTGTCGCTGCTATGACGGCATGGATTGTTTTACGCGAAGACGAGGACGTGACACATGACACAGCAGACCGTACTTAAACACACCGTAAAACAAGGCGAACGCTGGGATAACCTCGCCTATTACTACTACGGCAATGCGCTGGAATTTGCGCGTATTATCAATGCGAATCCGCATATTAGCCTGTGCGAAGTATTGCCCACCGGCGCGACCGTATATATTCCGGTGTTAGACATTAAACCGACCAATAACGAATCTATGCCGCCATGGCTAAGAGGTGGTGATGAATAACGTTCCAATGCCTGATTTCTCCATGCTGTATGAAAAAACCAACATCACGGCAGATATTGAACCGCATTTGCTTGAGCTGACTTACACCGACAATCTGGAGGGCGAATCGGACGAATTGACGGTTGCCTTTGAAGACATTAGCGGTAAATGGATTCGTCAATGGTATCCGACCCAAGGTGACAAACTCAAAGCGGCAATCGGCTACAAAGGCGCACAGCTCACCGACATTGGCGCGTTTGAAATTGACGAGGTGGAATACAACTACCATCCGTCCTATATTCAAATCAAGGCATTAAGCACCGGCATTGCTAATGCAAACCGCACGTTAAAACCGAAAGCCTATGAAAACACCACACTGAAACAAATCGTCGGCATCATTGCCGGGCGTTTAAAATTGAAAGTGGTCGGTATGATTAAAAACATTCCGGTGAAACGCGTCACGCAATATCAGGAGCGTGACGTAGAATTTTTGGCACGCCTTGCCCGTGAATACCACCACAGTTTTAAAATTGTGGGTGATCAGTTGGTTTTCACCGATAAAGACGAGCTGGGCAAAAGCGAAGCGGTGGTGACGTTGGAAGAAAAAGACACGATTTCTATCAGCCTTCGAGACCGAATCAAAGACACTGCGAAAGAAGTAGATGTCAGCGGTTACGACGCCAACGGCAAAAAAGTCATTAAAAAACGCAAAAAAGCCAAGGCACTGCGCGAAAACATGAAGCAGGCGCAAAGTGCAAGCGGTGACACGCTGAAAGTGGTGACACGCGGTGAAACGCAAGAGCAAATTGACGCACGTGCTGATGCCGCACTAGCGGAACAAAATGACGACCAGACAGCGGGCAATATCACGGTGATCGGGAATCCGAAATTAGTGGCAGGCAGTACGCTCGCCCTGCGTAATTTAGGTATTTTTAGCGGTAAATACCTGATTAAATCTTCCCGTCACAGTATCGTGCGGGGCGGAGGTTACACCACAAGCCTTGAAGTGCGAATGTTGGAATTTATTCCGGATGATTTGCAAAACACTGGCGTGCTGACCGAAGCGAAGCCATTGGATACACTCAACGGCAAACCTGACTTGCGTTATGTGGATGACCGCTTATTACAAACCAATGCTCAAGATTACGCCTTGGCAAAGCAACAACGCCGTGAAACAGGAATAACTAAATGATGAACACGCATAATTTTGGCGCGACTTACCAAGAAGGCATTGTGTCCGCCGTTGACCCAGCAAGCCACAAAGTGCGGTGCAAAATCCCCGCGCTAGAAGATTTGGAAACTGCGTGGCTTTCGTATCTCACGCCCAACGCAGGCGGTAATCAGTTTTACTGTTTACCTGACGAGGGGGAATTGGTCGCATTACTCCTCGATGCGCGAGGTGAAGGTGGTTGCGTCTTAGGCGCAATCTACAACACGCAAGACACGACGCCGACGGGCGACAGTAACATTTGGATGAAGAAATTTTCTAACGGCACGGTAATTAAGCACGACCGCAAAAGTGGCAACGTCGAAGTGTCTGCCGTGGGTGATGTACTGATTAAGTCGCCCTCGAAAGTCACCATTGATTGCCCGGAAACCAAAACCACAGGCAACCTGCTGGTGAGTGGCTCCTTAACCTATATGAAAGGCATGACGGGTAACGGCGGTGGTTCCGGTGCAACGGCAACCATTAACGGATCGTTAGAAACCAAGGGGGGTGATGTGAAAGCCGATAACATCAGCCTGAAAAAACATACACACACCGAGCAAGGCGACGGCAAACCGACCTCCGCCGCGCAGTCATAATCTTTAAATCAGTTTAAAATCCAGTCCCCTCATAGCCTTGTATCATCAAGGCTATGAACACACAAAACACACTCCTCACAACACACTGGCAACTTGCACCAAGTCTTGATTCTCAAGCGGTGCAAGGCGTTGATGACATTCATCAGTGCATTGACCATATTCTTTCCACGATGAAAGGAACAGATGTGTTGCGTCCTGAATTCGGCTCCGATCACTTTCAATATATCGACCAGCCGGAAGACATTGCCATTCCCAACATCGTGCGGGAAATTACACTTGCTCTGCAACGTTGGGAAAAACGCATCAACATTGATTCAGTGGACGTTGATGGCATGGCTCCGCACTTTGAATTTGTGATTTATTGGTCACTTACCGAGGATGTGTATCGCGAAATTTACGCCACGAGGGTCGCTCAATGAATAGATATGATGTGAAAGTCGTTGATGACAACGTAGAAAGCATTTTACGCGACGCTATTGCGCAGTATGAAAAACGTACCGGCAAAATCTTACAACCGGCACACATTGAACGTTTACTTATCAACGTGTATGCACTGCGTGAGAGCCTAGCACGCCAAGGTATTAATGAAGCTTTTCGCCAAACCTTTCCACAATACGCCACGGGGCTTGCTTTGGATTTATGCGGGGAAACCTTTGGTTGTTATCGCTTATTGGATAAACCGGCTCGCACGATTTTACGTTTTAGTATCACAGGCGATCACCCATCCGTTTTAATCCCCAAAGGCACGCGCGTAGCGGTAACAGATGACATTGAATTCATCACGCTCAACGATGATGTGATCACTCCATTAATATCTTATGTAGAAATCGAAGCCGCCTGTAATAAAGCCGGTAAAGTCGGCAACGGTTGGGAGCTTGGGCGTATAAAAACACTCAAAAGTGCGGTCAATTTTTTAGGTGAAATAACTATCGCTAACATTGATGTGCCAAGTGGCGGTTTAGCGCGCGAAGAAGATGACGACTACCGCAAGCGAATTCTTGCCGCGCCGGAAGCATTTACCAGTTGTGGCTCAATCGCGGCGTACGATTATCACACCCGCGCTGTATCGCAAGACATTGCCGATGTGAATGTGTCCAATCCACGTGGCGGTTTAGTGCGCATTACCGTACTCACAAAAACAGGCTTGCCCGACAGTCGTTTGCTTAATGATGTAAAGCAATACGTTAGCCCGGAACGCCGTCGTCCGTTATGCGACACGGTGGAAGTGATTGCACCAACCAAGCGCGATTATCAAATCAATGCCACATTAACGCTACTCGATGGCTACCGCGAAGACATTGTGAAAACCAAAGCCCGCGATGCGCTTCAACTGTATTTATCCGATAAAACTAAGAGACTCGGCATTGACGTTGTACCGTCTGCGATTATCAGTGCGTTGCGTGTTGAGGGAGTGTATGACGTAAATTTGATTGCACCGGCAAAAATCATCGTAGGTGAAACCGAATGGGCAAACTGCACCGCAATCAATATTGAAGTCGCACCGGAGCGCAGTAATGGCTAATTTGACTTACGCGGACGTGATTGAGCGTGAAACCAAATACAAAACCTTGGCAGATTTAAGCGAGCGCATGAATGCGTTGGATAAAAGCAAGGTGATGACGACTTTGGTCGAACTGCTTGATGATGAATTTATCTCGTTACTCGCTGAAAAATGGAGTGTGACGGGTTACGACGGCGCATTTTTAGCGGAAAACGACCATTCAAAACGAAGTTTAATCAAAGCAGCTATTGAACTGCACCGCTACAAAGGCACACCTTGGTCGATTCGTGAAGTGTTGCGGCGCTTAGGTTTCGGTGAAATTGAAATTGATGAAGGGTTAAAAGCACGGACTTATGAGCATAAATTTGTGCAGACGATACCGCTAAGCGACAAATGGGCATATTACGCCATCCGCTTAAATCAACCGATTACTAATGACCAAGCGCAACAACTACGTAAGATTTTACGTAATTTCGCCCCTGCACGTTGCACATTAGCCGTACTGGATTATAAATCTGTACCGCTACGTTACAACAACAAAGCCCGTTATAACGGCAGTTATAACCACGGTTCAAACTAGATTTAAACCTCATTTAAAGGATGTTTTATGGCTAACCTGAAAGAACAAGAAAAGTGGGAAGACGGAGTTTATCAAATTGAAGAAAACGATCCTGTATTGGGCGGTGAAAATGGCATTACGAACAAACCAGCCAAACAGCTCGCCAATCGAACCCAGTGGCTCAAAAAGTTTTTGGAATTATTCGGCAAAAAATCCGTACCGAAAGATTTAACTGCAGATAGCACAAGCACAGCTGATGAATCCGGTCATAGTCATAAATTACCGGTAGGATCAACCACCCAAAAGGGCATCTGGCAAGCGACTAGCGATACCGGGTTAGATAGTGAAGGCTTAGTGTTTACGGCTAAGGGAGCTAAAAAACTAGCGCAAATTATTGCAAACGTACAAATAGCAGTAAGCCAAAAATGGACAGCAAAACCGGCAACAGAAACCGAGCCTGGTATTTTACCGGTATCCCACAAAACAGATGGCACAGATAAAAACAAAGTTGCGTCTGAATATGCTGTCGGTGAGGCTGCTAAAAAAGGCTTGCCTATTGGCTCAATCGTTGCGTTCCCTAGTTCCGTGAAAAATCCAAATGGATTTTTAAAAGCTGACGGTTCTACATTTGGTCAGCAAGTATATCCCGATTTATATCGGCTCTTAGGTAACAGCAATAAATTACCCGATCTCACGCGAAGTGATGTTGGGGTGACGGCGTATTTTGCCGTGGATAACATCCCTAACGGCTGGATTGCCTTTGATGAGATTGCCACACAAGTTACTGAGCAGCGTTACCCTGAGTTATATCGTCACTTAGTCGGTAAATATGGCTCTATTGCTCGTGTACCCAAAGCCGCAGATAGATTTTTGCGTAATGCGGGCAATGGGTTATCTGTAGGGCAAACGCAAGAAGATGAATTCAAGCGACATACACATAAAGTATTCTCATCCGAACCAAGTCATAGAAGTGCGAGCATTGAAGGGCTGCAAAATGACAATAATCTACTTGATGCGGGTCTAGTTACTGCAATTGGTGATAATGAATGGCGTGATAACGGTTGGATGACACCTGATGTTCATTCCAACTTTGCAACAGGTGGAAATGAAACTCGCCCTAAATCATTAATTCTAAAATTATGTATAAAGGCCATTAATAGTTTTGATGATGTAGTCTTTTGGATTAAGTCACATGGTGAGGTAACAAATGTTGGTAGCTTAGATGCTGGATATTTGTCTCAACATTTGCAACAAAAAATAGATCGCGAAAATATATCCCATGTATTAAATGGGGTGGAGACAAATAAGGTTGTTAGCGAGTTTGCCCTAGGAGAACTAAGTAAACAATTTGTTGGAGAGGTTGCATTTTTTGCACGAGCTAATCCTCCAACAGGATGGCTTAAAGCAAATGGAGCCGCTGTATCACGCACTGCTTATGCAGAACTATTTGCCTCAATTGGTACAACTTTTGGTGCAGGCGATGGAAAAACAACATTTAATCTGCCTGATATGCGAGGAGAGTTTATTCGTGGGCTAGATGATGGACGCAATGCTGATACCGCCCGCTCACTGGGTAGTTGGCAAAAAGCAAGTTTAGTTGTATCTGATGCAAACGATTCATCAGCAATACATGCTCTTGCAATAGCTGAATATTATGAAAATAAAAATGAACTTATCAATAGCGTTGGAGGTGACGTTATAAACCCAAATGATTACCCTAATGCTCGTCAAATTTGGACATCTTGGCAGAGAGATAGAGGATGGCAATCAATTAAAGATGTTGTTAGTAAATCAATAAATGTAAATGGACATTTTGCAGGTGGTAGTCGTCCTCGTAACATTGCACTATTGGCTTGTATTAAATACTAAGGATAAATTATGACTTATGCACTTACAAAACAAGTATGTCAGCTTAATGAACAAAATATTTATGTAGGACAAACATCAGCAGATTTATCTCCTGCAGAGGCGGATGATGGAATTTATTTAATGCCTGCCGGTACTATTGATGCTGAGCCGCCAAAAGACAAGAAAGGTTTTATCGCAAAATGGACAGGGGCGGAATGGGAATATATTGAAAACCATATTGGTGAAAAATTTTATTCAACAGTAACTAAACTACCGTTAGTGATTAGTGAATTAGGTGCAATTCCGAAAGGTTATACTGCTATTCCACCGGAAAGCGAACTTTGTGAATGGGATGGCAACGCATGGGTAATATCCCCCGAAAAACAAACCGCACTTTTGACTGAAACCCAAGCTCACCTTATCGCCAACATCGATGAGCACGCGGCAAAAATATACAGCACGTGGACACGCTTTGAGAGTGAGTACCGCGAACGACAACAGGCAGCCGAAGCTTTTAAATCCGCAAATTATGAAGGTGAGTGCAGTCGTTATATCACAGACTTCGCAAAACGTGCAGGCTTAAACAACAAAGCTGCAACAGATTTGATTTTAGTTCAAGCGGCTGGGCTTGAGAAATTACAGGTCGAACTAGCAAACCAACGCATGCGTAAATACGAGCTTAAGGTATCAGGCTTAAAAATCGAAAAAATGCAGTCAATTTACGACGACATTATTAAACAAATGGATAACTTGATGGAGGCATATCAAAATGGCTAATGTTTATTTGGCGCTTTATAAAGGCGAAAAAACAGGTCTTAAACCCGCCGCACTTTTAGCGCGTTTTTCGGATTGGATTACCCGCAAACTAACAAAAGGTAAATATTCGCATTGTGAAATCGCTGTGGAGCGCATTGAGTACACATCAGGTCACCACTATGAGCATGAGCTTCATTATGACTGTTATTCATCATCTATTCGCGATGGCGGCGTGCGTTGTAAAGAGATTGATCTCACCGAAAGAGATAAGTGGGATTTGGTGTTGCTTGATGGCGTAAGCGAATCTGAAGTTAAGTTTTACTTCAATTCCACAAAAGGAAGTAAATACGATTGGTGGGGCGCTATTGGCATTGTATTAGGCATCAAACAAAAACGCTCTAAATATTTTTGTAGCGAATGGTGCTTCAACGCAATCTCCGGCAAAAACCAAGGTTGGCGATTCAGCCCAAATCAATTGGCAGCGATTTTTAAAAAAGGATAACAGCATGAACAAACTTACAGTTGAATATTTAAACAGCTTGGTGAATGGCGCGGAATACGTCCATCAAGGCTTACTTACTATCTGCACAATTACGTTAAAAAATGGGTTTCAGTTAGTCGGCACAAGTGCTTGCGTGAGTGCCGAAAATTACGATGAAAGAATTGGCAGACACATCGCATTCGAGAACGCATTTGCTAAGTTATGGGAACTGGAAGGCTACGCATTAAAACAACGTATCCACGAAAGCCAAAGCAAAGAAGTTACATTGCGCAATGGTAATAAAGGAGAAGTTGTATATACAAGCCCATTTGGCAAGTTGCTAGTGATTGAAGATAATGGTGACGAATTACCGGCAGTGCATTGGCATAATGCGGACGGTTCGTTTTATGCGGATTGTGAAAGCTATTTAGATGTAATCAACAGTCAAGCATAA